CAAGTAAAGAACCTGCTATCCAAAAACAAAGAATCATCTGTAGTATTGTCATAAATATTCCTGTAAGTGTTTTAAACTTCCGATATTATATGCAAGTCTTGGGGCAAAATGCCCTGCGTCTTTTACTAATCCGAAGTATGGCGATTCACACTCTGCCATTTCAATTTCCCATAATAGATAGCATTTGCTACCATGTTTCTCAAAGTTATGGGACTCTGTTATTTCTCGTTTTACAACTGCAATACAGTTGCCTTGTGCTGACCAAACTCTTTCATTTGGTTCAAACTCTTCTGCTACACAGGGTTCGGGAATCATTGCCTCTCGAATACCTTTGTAGTCTGTATCTGGAAGTTTTTGTGGTACTCCCATCCGTTCAATAACGGCTTTGATAAAAGCTGGGGAACGATATAATGCTTTTGCAATATCAGATACTACTGCTCCATTTAAGTAATGTTTTACTATGGAAACCTTCTCTGCTTCTGTAACGCCCTTGCCTCTATTCTGTGCTTTTCTTTTAGCACGAAATTCTAATGTTTCTTGGTGATCTAATATGATCTTATTGAGACGAGTTGTATTGTATGCAATATGTAATATCTCACACGCCTCTTTTTTAGTAATAGGTTTCTCTGCAGCGAGTAGTTCTATTACTTTATTGATATTTGCTTCTGAAAGTTTTTCTTCTCTTTTCTTTCTAACTGCCATCTTCTACCTCTTTTCCTAATAGCATTACTGCATAGTGTAGAATTTTTAATAGATCATCAGTGTTTTTTCCTTCTTTTTTACCATATCGTTGAGCATACTTTATAATATTTCCTAAACAGAAACTTTCTCCATGACCTGCGTCAAAGATGAACTCAGTTGCTTGAATTTTACCACTACCATAATGTGAGTGATAAGTGCCTATGATATGGTTTCTTAGCATATTTAATGCTACTTCTTCGTTAAATTTATCTTTCACTATTATCCTTTTGTTGTTTTATCCATTCTACAAGAGTCATGGGATTTTTTGTTTTGATCACATACTCTTGATATTTTTCTTTAATTTCTTTGGACTCTGTCATAGCTTTTACCCACCCATCAGAATTAGCTTGCCATCTTTTAGAGTTAATCACTGTGCTGTTATTCTTTTTTCGTAATCAGCATAATCTTCACTCCACCAATGTGGTTTGTCTCGATGAGACCAAGCTGCAAAGGTTGCTTTGTCCAAGTGGTAATAATCACGATAGCTTTGTATCGGATTATCATAATCTTTAAGATCGTCTGGCATTGCCAGTCCGAATGTTGTAAAACCTACTCTTTCAAGATGCACGGGCTCAGGTAGTTTGTTTACTACTTCCATTACTGACTTGTGCAGTTTGCCATAGCGATAATGATACTCGTCATTCAATGCATTTGCATAGCAATGAACCCACTCGTGATTATCCAATGACTCCCTAGCCCAGATTGTGCAGGGATGGTTGTACATCATTGGAAGGTAGGGGAAGGGTCGCTCCTCCAATGGTAAATGCTTAATTTCAGCTTTAACCTTGTTCAGAACTTCTCGTTCGTCTGCATTTAACGCACGAGGAACATACCCTAGAAACTTGTCGATGTAAATTGTTGTGCAAAGAATCTGGGCAGCTTCCAGCGGCATCTTAACAATATGCTTGTCAACATGATACTGTGCTGCCTTATCGAGATCCTCGTCTAAATAAAATAAATTCATATCTTACTTCCAACACTTGTAAACGCCACAGAGACCATCTGCATTTTCTGTAGTTTTACAGTAAGGACAGACCTTCTCATCTTTTTGTGGCTTGATTTTTTTAATGTCTTTGAACTTTTTCATAACTTATATTATACTAAAATTATGAGATGAAGTCAAGAACTATTTTCCTTGTCCGTTAATTTTATCCTTAGCTGTGCCAGCATATAGACCAAACCAAGCGGCACCTGCACCTACAACGATACTGATTAAACCAGACTGCTCCATTGTGGGGTCTTGTAAATCCATAAACCACATTGTACAGTAATACAATAGGAAAATGTATACGCTAAGGAAAGCACGGGGGAATATTCTCCAAGCATCAATCATGTTTGATAAAAAGATCCAACGCTGCCAAGGGTTGTCTGGCTCTCTGTTGGCTTCCATCTCTACGATCTGTGCTTTGAGGTTTGAGTTTTCTTGAACAAGTTCCATGAATTTATTAAGGTCAATCTCAACCTCATTTCTACTCATGTCACCTGCGAATCTTTCGTCTGCCATTAGCTTGTTGCCTTATCTTTGGCTTTTCCTACATTGATTGCAAACCAGTCAAGAACTTTATACATTTTTCCGACTAGCTTGTCATCTGCTGGTGTAGGTGTAACAGCCGCTATGATTGAAGCAAACATGACTAACCATGGTATAACTTGAATCCATCCGATAACCCATTGTAAGAATCCTAACATTCTTCTCTCCTAATCCTCTTACGAGGCTCAGCCTTGTTTCAAGGCGTATTCTATTGCTCTCGCCCATATATGATCATCTGCGATAATACAGTCGATAGCATCATAACCTAATTCTTTTGCTGCAGAGAGATACTTATTCCCTTTGTAGCAAATGAAAGGTTCTTCAATGTAGGGCTGATCGCCGTCCATTGTTAAGTCCTTATGATTAGAAATTAACAATAGAAGTGGATCTTGCAATCCTACAAGTGCAACTCCATCTGCAAGAAACTCTTCCTCAGAATTGTTGCCACATTTAATCTTGTCCAGTTGAACTGGAATAGGTTTATATTCTGCTTCTTCTAAATAATCTTTGACGAGATAAGCAGATACTCGTCTAGTTTTTGAACTTAATGTTCTTTGAATGTTTATAAGTGTTTTTCTCCCTTTAATGACTTACTATAGCTTTTCTTTCTGAGGTTACGCTCTACCTTACTTAGTCTTTGAACTAATGGTGTATACCCATCAAATTCTTCTATTCCACACTTTGGATGTGCTATTTTTTCTAGTTCAACTACTCTATCAGAATAATGATCTTGATTATGTTCAATATCTACTATTCTATCTTCTAATTCTTCACACCAATCTTCAATCATTGATAATCTTTCTTGTAGATGTGGATGTTTTTCAAAGAATTTAGAAGCTTTCATTGCATCTCTGTATGCAAGATACTTTCTAAGAAAATTCAACAATTTTAACCTCATCTCTAAATGGGTGGTAGGGTGATAGATTTTGATCTATATAAAAAACTATATCTCCTACTGTTCTAAATTTTGCTGATACTTCATCAGGTATATGTAGATCAAACTCTTGTTCTACATTTATAACAATTTCTACCATATCAAGACTGTCTGCCTTGTGATCGTCAATTAAATCCGAAGTCATACTTACATTCCCTACATCTATTTGGTCTTTAACTATATCAAATACTTTATTTGGGATTATCATTTACAGGCTCCGTTGTTACTTTTCTATAATATACTACTACATCTTTTAGTTCAGTGATGTATCTTTGTAATTCTTTCATGTTTAGAGACATTACTTCATAATCAGGAACAGTCATTGCTAAGAATACTAACTCGCCTTCTTGTTTTTCTATACGAGCAAGTTGATCTTCCCAGTTATCTGGTGTAACTACTATCCATTGTGGAGTTGTTAACTCTATTTCACGAGGCATGATTGGTTGAACAATCTTCCTCTCCATAGGTTTTGCTGTTACTTCTATAGGTCTAGTTGTTAACAGACTGCAACTGGAGACCATCATCAAGATCGTCAACGGTAGCACTGATTTTTTGAATGTCTTCAAATGCATGTTTTGTTCCATTGTTTATTTTCCTTTCCATTTCTACTGGATCTTCCAGTATTTTTGCTGTTAATTTATATTCTTTAATGAAATTACTATATCTCATTAACTCTCTTTGAATTTCTTGACTTCTTACTGTCATACTTTGTAACTGTTCTGTTTGTAAAGTAAAATCCTTTTGCATGGTTGCCATTGCTTCTTCTTGAACTGCAATCGCACCTTCTAATTTTGCATTGTTTGCTTTCAATGTTTCATTCTCAGTATATAGCCAATAACTAGTGCCACCAAGAACTAAAACGAAAGCTAATAACATTTGATTCATTATATCTCCTCTATTTTGTAATTAAGTCCTTCTGCACCAGTGAATTGAACTACTTCTCCACTTTCTGTTCTAAACTTTAAATGCTTTTCCTTTTGCGTTATTATTTTCCTAACTAGGAAGATCTGATCGTCAGAGTCTCCCCAGATACTATTAAAACTAACTGTCACCCTGTAAAGGGGAACAAACTTACTTTTTAACCATATCCACCATCTTTTGATGGCAGCTAAGAATTGTTTTATTTTGTTCATGTTCCTGTTGATGAAGATGTAGAAGTAGAACTAGTTGTTGTTGTGCTTGTAATTGGCACGACTGTTGTTGTTTCAGTCATTGAGTTCAACTCATCAATAATCTCTTGTTCTGTAGAAGTAACACTTGTTGTTTCTGTGTTAGTTTCTGTACTAGTTGATGTAGTAGTTGCTGTTGAAGTTCCTGTCATGGCTTCTCCAATCGCTGTAAGCACTGCTGCTGTCTGAGTAACTGTTGTTACATTGACTGCATTCTCAGGTACCTCTACTTCTTGAATAGGAACTATTTCTGGTTCTTCTGATACTGCATCTTTAGGTTGTTCATTGTATGCCCAAACTAATAGCATTAATAACAATATATCCATTATTTCTCCTCTTTTTTGTTTTGTTCTTGAAATTGCTGTGCAAATTCTTGTATGTATTCTTCAAAAGTCATACCTCTTTCTGCGGCTGCGTTCATAACTGCTAATACTTCTTCGCCTGATAGAGTTATCTTTTTAGACATTTGTCCAGTCTTTTCCTTCAAATAATAATGCCTCTGCTTCACGTCTGCGTATTAAACCTTCCAATATGTTGCCTCCAGCTTTGTTCCATCTTTTAATCTGGGCAGGCACTTCATCATATTCTCCTGCGTTTAAAACTTTCAGCATTGTTGAACTGTTTAGGTTAGTGGGACCGAGGTTATAAGTCCATGATACCAATGCATCAAACATACACTGGTCTAATTGATTTTCTACTGCGTTGAGAACATGACTTTCATACTCTGCTAGTTCTTCTACTAACATTTCTTCTGCTTGTGCTTTAGTAATTTGCATACCTTCCTTTACGCCTTTGATGTGACCATATCCAATAGTCCATACACCTACTGCGTCTTGGTAAGCATCTAGCTCACATCCTTCAAACTTTTTGATAAGGGCAATGCCCTCTTGTGATATTTTCATAATGTAAAACTTTCTCCACAGCCACATTGTGCTGTTTCTTGTGGACTGGAGATTTTGAACTGTTCATTCAATCCATCTTCTTGCCAGTCAATGTTGATTTCCTCAACATAACTAAATGTCATTGGGTCTACAGCTATAATACCATAGAACACCGCATCACTTGAAATATTTGGTTCTTCTAAATAACTCAGGTCATACGACCACCCATTACATCCGTTTGGTTTCAACATTAAGCGTATCCCCCAAACTTGTTTTCTCTCTACTTTTTGTTGAAGTCTTTCGAGAGCGACTTCGCTACAATTTATCATAATATTAGATTAATGCGTGTGGGCAGTTGCCTGCCCACTCGACTTCGGTCTTTGACAGTTTAACTAAATATTTTTCCTGTGCTTGCAAATACTGCAAACATAAACATGCCTGCTAGGAACATAGTTCCACATGCATCTTGCACGTCCTCATATTTTGCTACCTGTCTAAAACTGTTAATAATAGCTCGTCCCATTATACAGCCCTCCCTTTACATCTATTTAAGATGTAAGAAGAAGATCTTCTCAGTTCTTTTTGGTTTAACTTTCCGTCATTATCAAAGTCTGCTCTTTCGAACAAATTTATTTTGACAGGACAGTCAAGACCTTTTAGTTCAGATACTGTTACGAATCCGTCTGAATTTACATCAAACTTTCTCATTCTCCAGTCACCTGCAAAAGAATCTGTTATGAATAATGTTAGAACCATTCCTAAGAATAGTTTTTTCATTTTATTTTATATCCAATACTCTACGATTAGAATTGGGAGTTTTAGACAGCGCGATAGTCAATAGTCCATCTGTTAGTTCGACATCGTCTACTTTTAAGTCTGTGTTTAACATAAACTTACGCTCAAAAGATTTAAGACTGAGACCTTGATGAGAGAATCTTTCACTCTCACTTAGTTTCTGTTCTTTTTTCCCCTTGATGAGCAGTTCATTATCATCATGAACTAACTCAAGTTCTTGTTTAGACCAACCTGGCACAGCAACCTCTATTCGAAAGCTGCCTGTGTCCACATTCTCTACAATGTTATATCTTGGATATGATGTATCAGTGTTGTGCAACAACCACTCATTATTCATACCAAGCCAAAATTTACTAATATCAATCGTCATATTATTTCTCCTAATTTCCTTTTCAGTAAAACTATGCCCACCCTTTCGGTATGGACGCCATTGTGCAAGAAACCCTTCTTACACTTATGTATATTATACTAAAAATAACACCAAAAGTCAACAACTATTTTTTGATTACTCCTCGAAGTCGATCTTGCCCTGTGCTTTCATGTAGTCAAGCGTCTTTCCAATTCCCTGCTCATGCCCATACTTGTAGGCAGCGTATGTTCCGATTACCAATATTATTAGGTATGCTATATCTATGTCCATAATTATTCTCCAATGACTATATTATACTAAATTTATAACCTCATGTCAAGTAATAAATTAGGGGTATCTAAAAATAGTTGTTGACACATGGATGAAGATTTGTTATAATAACAGTATGATTTATAAAAGAGGTAAATGGACAACTAAGGAAAGACAGACACTCAAAGACCTCTACAATAAAATACCAATTACAGAGTTATCAAGTAGATTATTAAGAAGAACTACTAGCATAACATCACAAGTTAACTATCTTCGAAAAAGAGGATGGGCGTTTCACAGGAGAAAAGATGGATAACATTATAGAATTTCCACGAATGAAAAAGTCAGAAGAAATAACAGATAAGTTAGCAACTGCACTTATCGCTGCATGCCACGAACAAGGACTGAATACTACAGATCCTGACTTCGTCTTTGATATGGCATGGGTTCACAAATTTCTACAAGC